AAGTCACTCATTTGATACATGAAAGGATGTGTTCCCCAGTTGTATTGATTTTGAGTAGGATTTTGTTGTGTAATACTAGGATTGTAATTTGGAACTCCAGCTTGTATCCAACCTGGATTTAATCCAGCATTACTAAAGCCAGCATATCCGCCGAGACCATTTCCACCAGCACCTGGTGTTGTAGGTGTTTTACCAAACTGATCTAAATAATTTGGACTAGAAATATTTCCATTGCTAGCACCTTTGTTTAATAAACTTGGACCAAAGTATAATGCGGCCGCGCCACCTAATAATGGTGCTAACCAACTTGGTAATCCAGATGAATCAGTTGCTGTAGTATTTCCATTTGGAGCTGTGTTACCATTTGGAGTTGTGTTTGCGCCTGGCTGTGTTGGATTAGTAGATGTATTAGTAATTGGAGTTTGTGTTTGCCCAGGTTGCGGCATAGCTGGATTGTTAATTGGAGTTTTGCTCAATGAACCACCGGCACCACCTGATTGTGAAACACCCGTGCCACCAGTGCCACCAGCTGCTGAACCACCAGCGGCGGAGCCACCAGCACTACCACTTGCAGCTGAACCTGCGGCAGCACTACTACCAAATAAATGACTTAGTGCGGCAATAGTTCCAACACCACCTGCTCCTAATAAAGCTGCTGTTCCTGGATTGGCTTTAAGCCAATCCATAATGCCACCACCTGAATTTGATGTGTTACCATTAGCAGTTGTATTACCACCTGTTGAACTTGTGCCACTTGTAGAACCACTTGTATCAGTAGAAGTAGTTCCTGTTGTATCTGTAGATGGAGTAACAGGACCAGCGGCAGTATTATCTGCTGGAGGTGTCCATGGTTGACTCATATCCAATACAGGAGCAGGTTCATTTCCAGTCACTGGAGCCATACTAATTGTGCCATCCGAATTCATAGTATAACCTGGAGGCAATGCTTGCGTAGCTTGAGTAGTTGGATTTGGTTGATTAAATGTTTCTGGAGCAGGTTCAATAGTAACCGATGGATTTGTTCCGCCAGTATTGTATCCAGTTTGTGTTCCTATACCTTGTAAATCTTGTTCTTGGCCTTGTATATCAGACCAAATAGTTGGAGTTTCCGGAGGACTACCAAAATATTGTGCGCCAGTTGGAGCAGTATATCCACCTGATTCGTTTGGAGTATATGAAGTTGGAGCAGTATATGTAGTCTCTGGAGCAGGTTCTGTGCCAGTCCAATTACCCGAAGTATCATATCCTCCGTTGGTAGGTTCTACTGGACCTTGTGGAGTAGTATCATACCAATTGCCGGTATCTTGACCACCTGTGTAATCAGTAGGATTTGAACCAGAGTTATCAGTAGGAGCAGTATAATCATACGCACCGCTACTTAGGTCACCGCCACCACTGTTATCACTACCACCGAAATAATCGCTCCAACTACCCCAATCTGCACTCATCTTATTCTCTCTCTGATACTATATCATCATCTACTTTAGCTGGATCAGTAAAATCAGTTCTGTGAATACAAAACCATTTAACTGGAGCTTCCAAAGGAAGAATCCAGTGACGCTTACCGGCAGCAATATTCAAAACAGCAGGAGCTGTATGAATTGTTTTTTCTCCATCAACATCTAACATAACTTTGCCAGATGTTAATATACTCATATGATCGAAATGATGCTTATGTTGATGCATACAATCTTCGAGCGTTTCTAATGTCATTTCCTTGGCATAAACTCCGCCGGCAAAATGATGAACTACTTTTAGTTTTTCTTCTGATTCAGGTGTCATCGTGTATTTAGTAGATCTTAGTTAAACCGGTTATAACCAACTTGGTTTTGTGGGCCAAGTGACAGTAGTAGGGAATCCAGACTGCTGTGGAATATTCAATAAATCTTGTCTATATTGCTGTAATTCTGTTTGTTGATCAGTAGTTAAACTACTATACCAAGTAGGATTAATTTTATCAACATTAGTTAATTCATCATTTCTGTATTTTCTTAATGCGGTAGCACTAGCTACAGTATCATAAATCCATGATTTTGTTGTATAATCAAAATTATATTTTTGTCCACCTATGCTAGGATTTGTAGGTTTGGCAACAGCTTGATTGTTATCGATATAATAATCTTTGGCATTATAATCGCCTTCAACATAGTTTTTACCGTCAAGATTGGATTGAATCCAATCCGCGTTATCGCCGTGAATAGTTTGAAGTATTTGACCAGTTGTAGGATTGTATATTGTATAAATCATCGTTTAAGTGTTTGTGTTGTAATATTTCTAAATCCCACTGAAACATTGCCACCGCTATAACTACCAGCAGTTGTAATAACACCTACTGAAAGGTAATAGTTATAAGTTCCTGGTGTTGGAGGAGCATCAGTAAATCCAGTAAAATTTGTAGTAGATTCAAAATTAACTGATCCACCACCTGGGCCCGAATCAAAAGTATAATTGTCAGTAGTAATTCCTACATTGCCTCTAAATAAACTAACAGCTAAAACAATTTCACTATTAGCTGCTAAAGTAAAACTATTCCAATAAGTTTGCATTCCGGCATAGATATAAACAGGTTGATTATTTTGAGTTGTAGTAATATTAACACTCATATCAGTAGGATATGCTGTGCCTGATACTGGATTAGTTACAACAACATAACCGGTTCCAACACCTCCAGCCGCAGCTTGGAAATTACTAACTGTAGATGGTTGCATAGTTGTAGTAATAACAGTATTACTATTCAATGCGCCGGTAGTAACTAAACCAGAAACATTTAAATTAGCACCAATGGTAACATTACCACCAAAGTGAGCATCACCAGAATTGTAAGCTAACCAATATCCAGGACTGTTTACATTTCCTTGTGTAGCACCAAAGCTAGTAATATTGCCAGCGTAAACATAAGCAGAACTAATTTGTGTGGCAGTAATACTATTTGCTACCAATGAATTACCAGAAATGGTGTTAGCAATAATTGTATTACCAGAAATGGTGTTAGCAATAATAGCGTTGCCACTTAATGTATTAGCAATAATTGTATTGCCCAATAATGTATTAGCAACAATAATATTACCACTTAATGTATTTGCTGCTACAGCATTAGCTTGAATTGAATTAGCTGATAATGCGCCATATGTAACTGCGCCATTAGCAATAGTTCCAACAGTAACAGCATTACTAGCAATAACTCCTGGAGTAACTACATTATTAAGCAAGTTACCATTATAAGTTAAACCACCAATAGTAACGCTGTTACCAATAGTTAAATTGTTACCAATAGTAGCATTATTACCAATAGTTAAATTGCCGCCAACATAAGCATTACCTGTGCTAGCTTGAAACCAATAACCAGTTCCAGCATAGGTTCCTACATTAACATTACCACCGCGTAAATTTAATGCGTAAACATCATTAGCGTTTAAAGCACTAGCATTAACAGATCCAGTTACGAATACATTACCGTTAATAATTTGTCCATCAGCTAATGACCAATCAGTTCCAGAATATGTGTAAACAGTATTAACTGATGTATTACTACCCCATGTGAAACTAGCAGTATCTCCTGCTTCTGGAGCATAACCAGTTCCAATAGGAGCACTAAAGTTAGTTCTTGATGCGCTAAATGCTGCTGTTAAGTTAGCGTTAGTATTACCAGGAGCAGTAGTTGGATTTTGTGTAGTAACCACATAACCCATTGGAATAAATCCACGCTCACCCGTAGCACCACTTGAACCACTAAACTGAATTGGAGAACTCCAACTAGATGAACCATTAGCATACCAAGTGCCACCTGGTGTATTTGTATTTGCTTGTGCTGTTGAACTCCAAATAACAATATTGCCTGTGCCCGATGGAGTATTTGACCATCCACTTGGAGGAGTTCCTACAGCATTACCAAAGTTATAACTACCACCTGACGGCACATTAGGTTGTATATTAGCTTGTTGATATACAGTATATTGATAAACACTTGTGCCATTAGATCCAGTTAATACTGGAGTAGTCCAAGTTAAACTTGGATTAGCAGTTGTTCCGTTTACAGGAGCAATAAAAGTATTTTGTGAACTATAATATGCGGTGTTGCCAGTCGGCACACTATTCGACCAACTACTGGGCGGCGTAAATACCAAATTACCAAAATCATATGTTCCACCTGTTGGTGTAGATGGCGCAGTATTGGATCTCAAATAAGCAGTAAGAACTACTTGTGGTAATGCTTGTGTGCTAGTTACATAGTCTAAATTAATCGGAGTAGCGTTAACTACTGAATTAAAGAACACACTAGGAATAGTTGTTGCCGCAGTAAACTGAACTTGGCGTCCACCTAATGTGCTATAAAATAAAGTTTTAGTTGTGCCAAAACCACCTGTTACTAATTCCCATTGATAACTTGTAGGATTATTAAGATTAACTGGAGTTGAACTACTTGAATTTAAAATACCATAATATAGTTTATTTGTTGGACTTGTAGTAAATCCAGCGCCGCTTGCTGAATCCGCATAACGAATATTAACATATTGATAGTAATATGCTTGAACTGTTGTTGAACCATTTAAACTAATAATGCCACTTGTGGTATTAACTGTTAATACATTTCCAGTAGCACCACTATTGCCACTACCTCCCCCTTGCCCTAAATTACTTAAAGCATAGTTAAGTGCCGCAATAGTATGTGCTGGATCTGTAACAGCAAATGTAGTCATTATCTCGCATCCTGTGTAGGAGTAAACTGCCAATTAATGGCAGCACATTGCCAAGTTGTTGAATCACTTGAGTCGCCTAATATCAAAGTATTTACACGATATGCGTTTTGATTGATTTGTGTCCAAGGATTTTGTGTGTTAATTAACATTGTAACTGGCGGTTTAAAATCTGGATCAGTTCCAACACTATTAGTTCCACCTACAGTTACAGTAAGTTCACCTACACCATTAATTTGTAATCCATTAGTATTAATATTAACTACTTCAGGTAATATGCGATGTAACAATGCTTGTTGACTATAATTTAATCCTAAACTAATATTATCTCTGCGAAATATACTAGTAATTGGAGTATCATTTAAAAATGATGTGCCTTGATCTTTTTCAACCAATTGACTATTAGCAACACCTTGTAAGTAAACAACACTACGACTAGCTGTGTTAAAATCACCATTCATAAACAATGGAGCTTCAGTGGCATGACTAGCATTACTTACATCGCGTGGTGGATTGAAAATATCTAAGTCATAACGATAACTAATCATTTTGTTACACCATCCAGTAGATGTTAAATCTGGATAGTAATATTCAATTTGATTCTTTTGTGTGTTATTAATAACAAACACACGATCCACAAATGCTGGATTTAAATTAGCATAAAAATAATCTTTAATGCGTTGATTGCCAAGACTCTTAAAGTTACTACCATCAAAGCTCCACAAATCACGAGCATCTAATCCATATACTAATGTATCAGCATTGGCCCAGCAGTTTTCATTTAATAGTCCGCGACCTTGTGTTAATAATCTTACGCCAAGAATTGGAGCACTTGTAGATTGGTAATTGATTGGACTAAAAATAACTGTGTCCCAATAAGAACAAATATAAAAGTTACCGCCCATTGGGAATCCATCAATAACTGGACCACGCACTGGAACTTCTAATTGGTTTGCCACATTGGTTATAGTAGGTGCCCAAGTTGTTGGACCTGAATTTAAACCAAATGCTTGACTCCATTGAACCGTTGTTGGATAGTTTTGTGTAGTGCCTGAACTAATAACATCAGCAGTTAAGTTGCCAGCAATTAAAATTGATCCTACATTAGGTGTAGAATAGATGTGCATAAACTTAGCAGTTACAGCAGACCAATCTGGATTGTAGTTCCACTGATAATTAGGAACAATTTGTCCAGGAGCTGTTTGTGATCCTGTTGTTGAATTTACATAGCTAACAGTAGTTGCTGTGCAACCAGTTACAACATAAGTTCCATTATATCCTAATGGCACAACGCCACTAACAATAATTTGATTACCTACTGAATAAGGAGCTGTGCCTTGATTAGCAAATGTTAATGTAGCTATTGTGCCTGTTCCGCTAGCCGCAGTAGTTGTTAAGGTAACACCGTATTGACTATATTCGCGAAACTCTTCCGCATCCGGCAATAGATAGAGTGGAGCCGAGACCGAGTCATTGATAAAAAGAACAGTGCCATTCCAACTGTCAGTAATAGGGATGCCATAACTGTAACCAGGAAGATAAGCGTTGGGATCATTTCCATACCCAGGAGTAATGTTAGTAATTCCATTTTTATCGATAGCATACCAGCGTCCTTCTGTTCCGTTTGAAATTGCGGCTACAATAAACCAATATTCATCATTGGCTCTGTAACCTGAACTTACAAATAT